TTTAGCAATGGCTCGTTTCATGTGCCAATTTGCAGAGCATCCCGTTAATAGTATTAATATGGCTATAAAACTAATCCTCATCACTCGCCTTTGATTCTTTTTGTTTTTTAATAGTCTTTATTGGGAGTATTACTTCTATGCCCTCAAATCGCTTTAAAATGGCTTCAAGGCTTTTATGTGCTTTTGGTGTTTCTTGTGGAATGCATACATAAACTGCATCAAATTCTCCCGTTGGTGTTACTACCATAGTTACATTCTCAATTAAGCCATCGGAATCGATTAGGTAGTGGTATTTACTTATTGGCTGCTTGTCGGAATAATGGACAATGATTTTCGTTATTTCTCGGTTTTTCATTTTTCAATAATGTATAAAAAGTTTGCAATTTAATTAATTTGTCTGCTTTGGGCTTATAAGTTTTCTTTAAATGTTCCATCCGCAATAGTTATTTGGGTTTGTACTTGGATATTCTCCTGATGCTTGGTTTGATGTATACTCGGGGAAATACTGCGGATAATACGTCAAATATGAAATCAATCGATGACGGTAAGTCTCCGCAATTTTCCTTTGTCGGTTTACAATTGTATCAATCTCACTCTTGTCAGGCAATTGAGTATTCTCAGGGCTATTTCTTACAATCCCAGCATTGGATATATCATACCCATGGAATTGAAGAAAGTCTGCCATTGAATAATGTATAAGCATTGGCTGCACATATTGACTCAGCAATATCTGATAGTTGCCCGTTAAAGTATTCAATCGGACATCCGTTAAGATTTTCTGATACAAATTAGTGCCAAGTAATTCTTGGACTTCAATATCTTGAGCCACCTTAATAAAAGGAGTTATTTTATCTACATCGACATTCCCATTTAGCTGAGTGTACTTGTAGATATCATCCTTGGTTACGAGTAATACAATATCGTTTACGGTCATTATTTTAGTCCTCCTTTATTTGGCATATCAATAGGTTTGGTTTTAGCCTTATTCCAAGATGGTGGCGAAAAAGGAACTCCTGAGATATTAGCAGTAGCATTTGGCACTTCCTTATAGTTTTCTAAATCTCTATCCGTTGTTCCAATCTCATTTGGCTGCAAAGGTAAAAATGCTCCTTTTACTTGCTTTCGTTTAAAGGTCAATCTTTCCCAATAATGATGGCAATTAACTCCACCTTTGAATTTCCATATTGAGTAAGCACTTTCTCCACTTGGTGCAAATTGTCCATTAATTCCATCATCTCCCATTTGTAATATATCTTCTCTACGATAAATTACTCCCATCGTTCTATTGGTTACCATATTCTTACAAAATACTCTGCTATTGGATTTGGCACTATCAGGTGCATATCGGTATCTTATTTTGTAAATTCCCGTATCATCTCCACTCTTGGCATCAGGCTCTGCAAATCGTTTGAAAAACTTGTGTTCATTAAGGTTAAGTTCCTCCTCGGCATCTTCAACCGCCATTACACTTATAAGTTCCCATTCTTCCTCATCTATCTTCTCTCCTTTGGTTTCTAAGTGGGATAGCCATGCATTCTCATCATGCTCACAAAAGTCGGCTGAGAAACGCTGAAATGAAGTACTCATCGTTTGGCTGATAGGTGCATTTTCATTAACTAATGGATTTAATGACTTGAAATATAGTTCCAAAGAAACTCCTTGATATATAAGTATCTTGTCAACTGCTGCACATAGTATCTCTTGGAATGGCTTAACTACCATATTCATAAAAAGAACCATTGATGTGTTCAGTTCCTCGCTATTACTTGAGAACCCATTACCAGCATTCTTAATACCAAATATTAATGGACTTGTAATCCCATGGCTAACCAAAACCTTATCTTGAGATTCAGTTGATAGGAACTGATATTGGTTATGGGCATCACTCAATGGAACTGGTGTTATGTCGGCTTTGTTATCTGCTCCATCATTCCAACTTATTATTGCCTTTCCCGAATTACTGCTGCCACTCCATTTGCTAAGTATACTTGCCTCAATCAATGACTTGGTTTCCTCAGGTGGCTCTCCATTATTAAAGTTAATAAGCATTGATGGTGCAAGACCATTCATGATGTTATTAATGTGATAATTGGCAATTTCAGTTTCAAGTTCTGCATATTGAACTCCCCCTTGATAGTCTACGGGAGAAAAATAAAATGAACCCGTTGAATATGGTTTAACTACCAATATACTTTCTGCTGCCTCAGGATTTAATTCAAAGTTTACAATCCTTTTTGGAGTCGATGTTCTTTTTAATTTTGTCCAATCATAAAAATAATAGTATGCCTCAATATCTCCATCTTCGTTGCACTTCTCAGGTCTGATGGTTTGCATCGGGAAATGGTAGACTTTCGCTATTCTACTCTTATCTTTTGATTTCACAATCTGAAATGCACATTGTCCCAATAACTTTAAGTCCATGGCTACATTCCTCATGCAGTCATCGCTTATTAATTTTTTTAATTCAATATACCCAGCTAAGTTTTTGCTTGACCGCTTGGCATCCAATCCCTTACCATATATTAAGTCTGCAATTCCTTTAATGCAACGATTATTTGTTGGACTGCCATGATACATATCTATAAGATGACCGTAGTAATTATTGTCTACTCCATACTCAATCCAATCTTTGTTGTTTTTTTCTATGATGGCTGGGCTTGTATAGGTAGATAGGGAAACTATCCTTACTCCATCTTTTATAGTGTTATCCATGAATTATCGTTATTAGCGGTTGTTGTCCAAGTTTTTCTATGTAGCAATATGTTTGCAGAATCAATTACCCAAAGATACATATATTCGTATAACATAATACCCGTTGTTCCATATATCCTAATTATGCACTCATCTAAATTATTTGCTACATTACTTATAGGTGTCAAAGATGGCAATGTAATCGTTACTTGTGAATTGGTGCTTGTATAGCTAACCAATGCAGTAACGGTTGTCTTGGTCTGCTTATGAATGATGTCAATATTAACTTGAGTCGCTGGGAATACAACATAAGGATATATGCTCAACGATATCTGATTTGGTACAAGGTACATATTAATATAACCATAAACTTAATTTTTGTTAAAAAAAATAGCCTTACATCTCTGCAAGGCTACTTGTACAATAAATATGGAAAAAGTTTATGATGGTGTACTATCAGGAGTAAATATTGTACTCAATCCAGCATATGTTGTAGAATTCAATGGTTTAGGTGGCTCTGATTCTTCTCCAATGAAAGTAACTGAATAAGTCCTTGGATCTCCTAATGCAGTTCCCCATGAACCAGCTCCCGTGGTAGCATCTGCTCCAAACTGCTCTCCCATTAACCAAAAGTTATCATTTCTATCCCAAACTACGATTCTAAATCTACCTTGTGTTAAGGTCATCATATCAGTAAAATCTTTCATTGCAGTTGTAACTGAAGATGGTTTGAAATTTACATTTAGAGTGGTAGTAAACATTGTTGTTCCTCCATTTCTATCTGATGTTGGAGCATATTCAAACGAACTTGCACCTTTCAATTCCCAAAAATATCCAGTCTTCAATACGGCAGCAGAATCTTTTATTGTTAAAACTGAACCAATATTTGAACCCGTAGTTTGATATGTAATAACATCACTCCATACGAATGGTATAAGGAATATCCCTTGTATACCACCGATGTATTCTTTGCAAGGCTCTAAACGAGCATCAATAGTATTACAAGCCATAATTATACCGTTACGTTTAGAACTACTTGTTGTCCAACATTAGTAGCAATGATGCCACCCGTAAATCTCATGATGATTCTTACATTTTGTGAACCATCTATATCAGCCATGTCTAACATTTTAACTTCGTTGTAGTTATCTAACAATCCCGTTCCAAAGTGTAAATCAGATTTCAAACCTAATACACAATCGTAATCGTTAAGACCCGGGCATAATGTTACAGGAATACCTTGGAAGTTCATTGGCTTCTCTCCAACATAAAATTGGAAATTATAGTTACCAATAGAAAGTGCTGCTTGGTATGCTTTCATTGTGAATGGACCAACATAGAATTGGTATCCTTCCTTACCGTATAATGCGGCTGGAGATGCATCTAACATACTCTGCAAACGAGCAGCAATGTTTGAGCCAGTTGAGATACCTGATGCATTTACTGCGATACAAGTATTATCAAGTAAATAGCCAATCATTCCTTCAGCTAATGTACCGTTATACCATAATGTAGATGTCCATATTCCAAGTTCAACTTGCTGAGCAACTTGTGCGGCAGTTTGGGCTAATACAAAATCTTCAAATGTTGGTGGCAAAGAATCGAATGCTGAGAAACCCATTTGCATGGATTCCCATGTTTGTTGTAAACTTTTCTTGCAAAGCGTTAAGTTAACTTGCTTTTCAGCAAGTGTCAATACATATTCGCTAAGTGTTACTGATGAACCATCGGTGTAATCACAAGTAGAATCTGCAATAACAACGCTTGTGGCATAGTTACGGATAACTTCCTTGTAAGCCACATTTGGATGCAAGGTAATAAGACCTTTAGCAAGAGTATCGCCACTCAACAACGCAGCAGCGATGTATTTATTTGCGAACTCTCCAGCATAGGTGTTGGTACTTAATGTAGGACCAGACAATTGGATGTTTCTATTTTTCATTTGTTTTTAATTGTTGAATAATTGTGCCATAACTCGGTCTTGGATAGTTTCAGTTCTTTGAGGAGATAATTTAAACAATAGTTTATTATCTGCTTTATTCTCAGGACTGAATTTAGTTCTGCTACCTTCTTCAGTTTGTAGCTTATTTTTTAGTTCTGCATTTTCACGCATCAATTCAGCTAATTTAATATTAGTCTGAGAACTCATCTTAGTCTTACCTTTAGATTTATATTCTGCTATCATAGCCATTCCTTCTTCAGTTTCGGTAATGCTTACAATCTTATCTGCAATAGCGGTAGCAACTGCTTGTGCTATTTCAGGTGTAACTGCATCAGGTGTAACTGAATCAATTAATCCAGCTAAATTATCTACCAATGCTCCTTGCTCTTCGGTTGTTACTTCGGCAACTGGCTCAATTTCCTCTGCAAAATGTGTTTCTTTAGTCATTGTTTCAATTACCGTTTTAGGTATTTGAGATGCAGCATCAGGTACATTTGATGCAACAACTTCCTCTTCAGCAGTTTCTTCCCCAGCAGTTGCAACTTCAACTATTACTCCTCCTCCATCTACTGATACTATTGTTCCATCTTCTAATGCGTATTCTCCCTCAGGAACTGCGATGTTTCCATCCTCAGTTACTATTGTAATGGCATCGCCAACTGCAAATGATTCTGAATCAAATGTGGTTGCTCCATCCTGAGATTTCTTTTGAGCAAGTTCAATCGCTACTGACTTTTTATAGCCAAGTAGCTCCATTACTCTATTTAAGGTATTTTTCTCGGTTGACATATATTAAAATAACTATTTAATTTACTTTGTTAGATTTTTCATAACCCAATGATTTTATCAATTCATCAAGTTCTTGGTTAGGTGTAATCTTCTCTGCTTTGATTTGACTATTGTCTGCAAAGAAACCTTCTATTGAGAATCCTTTTACCAATCCCGTTTTTACATATTCCTCCCAAACTTTAGTATTATCAACTTTCATTGATACCATCCAAGTTCCTACGGCATCATTTAAGCCATACTTGGCGGATTTATCATGCACCATATCTTCCTTAATCCATGACTCTATTAAGCATATTCCTGATAGACTTACTTGGTGTTCTAAGGTGGCATTATGTTGATTCCCCTTCTGCAAATAAAGTTCTGATGCTCTGCGAACCGTTGCTTTTGAAAAGTAACAATGGAACTCTTCTCCATCTTGGTTACGATAAATAGGCTTGTCAGGAATTAATGCTGCACCAATCAATATTTGTTTATCGGCATCAACGGTAGCAAATTGTATTTGCTGAGATTTCAAGGCTATAAAGTTGGACTCAATAGCTGGTGCTGATACTATGCTGATGGCATCAATACCATGAGCAATATGCTCTTCATCCAATATCAATTCAACTATACGCATTGTTATACTTTTTTAGAAACATTATTAATATTCTCAATGGCTATAATTAATGCTCCTAAAGAACGCATTGATGCAACCAAAGTGTTATCCAATCTTTTCCATTGTGGAATTTCATTTGCCATTAATCCAAGTTTTTGTGCATCAACTCTAAACGCACTTAATTCTTTTTGTATCAATTCTTGACCGCTTTCGATTGTTTTAATTTTATTTACACCTTGATTAACTAATTGCAACACTGCTTTTAATTGAGTTGCCAATCCATCAATTGCTTTAATGTCATTTATTAAATCACCCGTATAATTGTCTAATTGTTCAGCGGTTGCCATTTCTATTTTGACTGGGGAAACCTCTTTAACGGCACTTGATGCCATGAATTTTTGATATGATGTCTTCATAATAAATATAACTATTATTTTCCTATTGTTGCACTTTGTGAAATCTTCCTATCAAGGCTTGTTCCCGTTGTAACTTCCGTTGATACAACATAGGCTTTTGTTGGTTTCATTTTATCCCCGTTGATGGATGCATTGAGTTGAGTATTACTATCAACATTTGATTTGGCTATATTGATTGATGGTCCAACTGATGGTATATTTCCTCCTGATGGTGGACTTCCACCAATATCAGATGCAAGTTTACTCGCTTCCTTTTTAATTTTAACAACATTTGCTATACCAGCTACTATGATTGCTGCTGCATTGATGTATCCCATAGGAGTTCCAGCACCAAGTGCAAGTGCTTTTGTTGCTCCTACATAAGTATCCATAATTGCTTGTCCAATAGCAATAGCACTTTTCATTTTGGAGTCTTCCTTTAACAAAGAAGATACTCCATTAAGTGCCATATTAACTGCTTGGGCTTTCATTTCTAAGTTATTTGCCGCTTCAAGTCTTTGTTGTTCAGCATATTCCTTAGCTGCTGCATTATATTCAGCCTCTCCCGTTATTCTTGCTGCGATAAATTCTCCCTCTTTGGCAATTTTCTCAGCAAGTAATTCATTGTATTTTGCACTTCCCTCTACTTCCTTACTCATCTGCTCATCTATTGCAGTTGCATAGGCAAGTCTTGATGTCTCAATGGCTTCTAATTGTCTTTTAAGTTTATCCTTTTCGAGTATTTCAGTTTGGGCTGACGCTTCAAGTATTGCTCTATTACTTTCGGTAGTAGCATCAGTAATGGCTTTTAAACCATCTTTGCTTTGGTCTTCAATTCCTCTTATTGTATCCGATACTGCAATTTCGGTTTCTTTTATCGTAGAATCTAACCCCTTCATCGTAATACCCAATGCAGTTATCTGAGCAGTTTTCTCAGCACTTTGTTTATTACCTTGATTTTGTAAGGCTAAGAGATTTATTTCGTTTTGTATTAGTAATTTCTGCTGCTCAATTTCTTGCCTTTTAAGTTCTAAATTTTTAGTGATGGCATCAATTCTCGCTTGGAAACTTAATCTTTCGTTATTGGCAATACTTTCGTTTAAGGCTTGTTCTTCGGTTAAGGCTTTAATCTTCTCATTAATCTTTGCAGTTTGGATAATGATATTATTAGTAGCTGATTTTAAGGCATCGGCATTCTCTATACTTGCACTGATTGAATCTTTAATAGTGGTAACTGAATCCTTAAAGAACTTTGTAACTTTTCCTACTGCTTTTCCTACCTCTTCTTGCCTTTCTGCTTGTTTCTTTGCAATCTCTATATTCTCTGCAAGTAACCCGTTAATCTCTTCTTGTATTGATGCTGACTCCTCGGCATCTCCCGTAAAATCATTCCAATTCTTTCTTAAATTCAATACACCGATTGATAGGTCATTTACAATAGTTATAAACCCATCAAGAACTTGGTCAATTAGATTCTCTTTTATCCATGCTGAACCATCCTTAAATGCTTTTACAACATCATCCCATGCTTTCTTTGGATTGGATATAGCGTTACCTATTGCCTCAAATGCTGGTGTTAATATTTCAGCCAATGCACTTGCCGTTCCACTTATGACCGATAATGCTTTGGTAAATAAATTGGCTACCTTTTCATTCTCCATAAGAGAACCCATA